AGGGGAAGAGACTATCAAAGGTTCTGGGTGCTTGAGGAGATCGCTCGAGCGCCCTATTTTGCTTTCTTAAGTGTATTACATTTTCGTGAAAGTATGGGTCTCAGGGGTCCTGAACACCTATACTTGATGAAAGAACACTTCGCACAATCACTCAATGAAACAGAACATCTGGAGTACATGGAATCTAGGGGCGGTAATTCTTATTGGGTTGATCGCTTTCTTGCCAAACACCTCGTCCTTATCTATTATTGGGTCAACGTGGTTTATTATTGGGTATCTCCTCGCCTTGCTTACCATCTCTCCTACGAAGTAGAAATTCATGCAGCAGAAACTTATGCAAAGTATCTCGGTATGAATGGTCATGATGACAAGATTCTTGAAATTTTGAATGATGAACTACACCATTCAAAAGAATTACATGATGCAATGGAGATGGTCTGATGTTTAAAGACTGGGGGAAGGGTAATGAACCACCAGAATGGGTTACTAAGGAAGAGTGTCAAGAAATGATAGATAATGCTATACGAAAACATAATCGTAATGCTGGTATTATCAGTATGTTTGTTGGATTCTTTATCTTAGGACTTTTCTCTGAGGGTCTTCTCAGACTCATAGGAGCAATACCCCCAATATTCCCATGGATGGATATTCATTTATAGAATGGGTAGGAGTTGTTACTGCGTTTTTGTTTGGAATCACTATGATATGTCAAGGACATTTTATCTTCCACCAGAAATATGGCTACTCCAGAAAAGAAACAGAAAACCCAGAAGCAAGGGACAGAGTCAGACGACAAATCGAAAAAGTCGTCAGAGGATATCGCAAGGATGATTCATCCCCACGATGATGAACCTGATCCAACAGCATACATGGGCAACTACAATTTTCCCCAGATGTTATTTGCTTTCTGTATAGGGTTTGCAACCATGTTTGTCTTAGCAGTCGATGAGATAAACGATTTTAAGGGATGTCCACTCCCAGAGTATTTTCAAAAAGAGGTTAAAGGATGAGAGTAGGTTTAATCGGACTCGGAAGGATGGGAGAAGGTATGTCCCGTCGTATGATGAAGGAGGGTATTGAAGTCTATGGATACAGAAGAAACTTTGCCAAAGCACAAGAGGCGGAAGAAAGTGGGTTTATTACTAAGGCTGCAACTTCTTTTCAAGACTTGGTTCATCTAGTCAGTTATAATGAGTATGAGCATAAAGTCCCTGGTGTATACCAACTCGTTATCCCAGCAGAATTAGTAGAGGAAACTGTTAATGAGTTACTACCATTACTTAGCAGTGGAGATATTATTATTGACCATGGCAATAGCAACTTTAAAGATTCTCGCAGGAGAGCAGAAAGGTTGGAAAAACTTGGTATCCAATATATTGACTGTGGTACTTCTGGTGGAGTTTATGGTCTGGAGCGTGGATATTGTCTTATGGTTGGTGGTACAAGTGGTGCAGTATCTGTCTGTGCCCCCATTTTCAGGGCACTTGCACCAGGTTTATCTGCAGCCCCCCGCACCGATCCTATGAGTCACGCCACCAGTGCTGAGTATGGTTGGTTACATTGTGGTGGTCCAGGTGCAGGACACTTTGTCAAAATGGTTCACAATGGTGTAGAATATGGAATCATGCAAGCCTACGCCGAAGGCTTTAATATCCTGCATGAAGCTGATGCTGGGTCAGCTTACACTAAAGAGGGCGATGCTGAGGTGGCTCCGATGGAGAATCCGAAAGATTATCAATATGATATTGACGTTGCTGAAGTGGCTGAGCTTTGGCGTCGTGGTAGCGTGGTTGGTTCTTGGTTACTTGACCTTACCGCTGATGTACTACGGAGTGATGGAGAACTTAGCAAGTTCGGTGGGGGAGTTAGCGATAGTGGTGAGGGTCGTTGGACTGTCCACACTGCTGTGGATCTTGGTGTACCCGCACCTGTTATATCTACTGCCCTCTTTGAAAGATTTAACTCAAGAAGACTAGGTGAATTTGCAAACCGTGTCCTGAATGGGATGCGATATATGTTTGGGGGACATCATGTTCGCTAATGTTCTTTCATGGATCGCGATACCCTTTGTATTATCCACAATATATTTCGGGTTACGAAAGGGTGAAAATAACTACTACGAGACAGACAAGTATGATGGAAACGGAACCGCTCACTAGACGCATCGTTATCTTCGGTGCTACTGGTGATCTGTGTAAGAGAAAACTTATCCCAGCACTTCATGAGTTGTGGAAGAAGGAACTACTTCCACATAATATCTTGATTGTTGGTGCTTCTCGTAGGGAACACACTAAAGAGTCTTGGTTACAACACCTTGGAGATTATCCAGAGGAGTTCTGTCACTGGTTAGATTTCGTATGTTGTGATCTTGATTGTCAAGAAAGTTTGATGCATCTTCATGATGACAGTGCTGATACAACATACTTCTTATCTGTTCCTCCAGAGAGATACGAAAATGCTATCATCAATCTCAAAGAAGCTGGGTTCTTGGATGACCCAGATCATTCCAGGGTGGTTATCGAGAAACCCTTTGGGCACGATCTTGAATCTGCTAATAATCTACAGTCAGTGGTGGGCAGGTATCTACGCGAGAAACAAGTTTATCGCATTGACCATTATCTTGGTAAAGATACTGTCAATAATATTCTTGCTACACGTTTTGGGAATATACTTCTTGAGCCACTTTGGAACAGGGAGTATATAGAGGAGGTTCAAATCTTTGCAACTGAGACCATCGGTTGTGATGGACGTTCTCAATACTACGAAACTGCTGGTGTAGTCAGAGACATGTTACAGAACCATATGCTTCAGGTCTTGTCTTTAATTGCAATGGAAGCACCTTGTAGGATGGATGCAAGAGAGATTCGTAGGGAGAAAACTAAAGTTCTTTCTGCAACTAGATTGGGACACAAAACTATCTTTGGACAATATGAATCCTACCGTTCTGAAGAGGGTGTTGATTCTAACAGTAACACTCCTACCTTCGTTGCTGGTGATATCTACATTGATAACTGGCGTTGGAAGGGAGTTCCTTTTTACTTCATGACTGGTAAAAAGATGCCCTATCAGTGTGTCGAAGTTGTTATCAAACTCAAGGCACCACCTGTTGGATTGTTTGAGGGAGAAACACCAGGTCGTATTGTGATGCGTCTTCAACCACATGCACACCTTGATATTCAGATTGATGTCAAGTCTCCAGGTATGGGTGAAACGGTTGAGTTGGCTACACTCACTCACCGATATCCAGATTGGTTGGGTGTTGATGGTTATGAAAAACTTCTTTTTGATGCATTAAACGCTGACCAGTCACACTTTGTCCACTCTGAGGAAGTCTTAGAGTCTTGGAGAATTGTTGATGACTTGTTATGTGTAGGTGATAAGTGTCCTATCAGAACAGTTCCCTATGTTTACAGGGGTGGGTGGGGTCCACAACATAAAGTAGATTTCATAACGGACTGGGATTATCCAGAATGACACACTTCGCAGCTTGGGTGTTAAATAATCCCATAACACTGGGTTTTCTTTGTATCATGTTAGTGTTTGTCCCAGTGTTGGGTATGTGGGCAGTCCACAAATTTCATTGGGAACATTGGGAACCATTCACCAAGAAACACAAATGAATCC